TCTCTCATGTATTCTGGAGATATGGTCAGGAAAATTCTGAACAATGCCCCTTAATTCAACCCCTTATTACTCAACTTAATCCTGACGTTCTTTTTAGAGTGAAAGGCAACATTCACCCATGGGAAGAAACACAAACCCTTCACGGTTTTCATACTGATGAATCTTCCCCTGGTCTTACTTCTATCTACTATGTAAATGATAACAACGGTAAAACAACATTCCGAACTGTTACTGATGATGGACAATTTAACTATACTGAAGTAGAATCAAAAAAGAATAGATTGGTCACTTTCGATAATAGAATCATGCACTCTGGTTCTAATCATACAGATGCCCCTTATCGTATCGTTATTGCATTAAACTATTTCACTCACTCTATATTCAACAGGGACAATCAATGAAGTTTAAGGAATTCGTTAAGGGGCAAACTGTCTCCTATAAACATCACACTGGTTACATCAATTTCATCGATGAACAATATGTAACTATCTGTATTCATGAATATCCTAAACACCCTGATATAGCATTACACTCTAAACATAAAACAAATCAAACTAACCTAGTTGTATCCTACCAAGATTATGACCTCATTCAAAGAACAACTACATTACGTCAAGATAACATCTAAAGAGATTACTTCTATCCTGTGGAATAACTGGAGAGATTACATCATCAAACAACGTAATAACAACCGTACTGACTCTAATTAATAGTTTTCCACAGATAATGCGGAAACTGTGGAAAACCTTTATTAAATGTATTAGTGTTCTTTATCTTCCTTAATTGTCCTCAGGAGTTGTAGTCTTAGCACGCAACCTATCAGATGTCAACCCCTCACAATACTCGGAGAATTTCTGATACACAGTGCTGATATTTGCATTGCTTATCAATGACCTCTAAGACCCTCTAATCCTCTCTGAGAGACTTACAACAACCCCACTTGACAAAGTATCAGAAACATGGTACAATAACCTTGTAGAGGTTCAGAAACACCTCTTGTATCTAACTAACAACACTTGAAGGATATGCAGTATCTCATTCACAATGACTCTGAGGAGATTGTAGGGTCATTCGCATCAGTCTATGACCTAGAAGTATTCCTCGACGGTGTAAGAGAAGGTAGGGGAGAGAGATACCCTCAGACAGAGAGAATGTCTCCCTTTGATTATCTCAAACACATTGGATGGAGTATGACAATAGTAGAGCAATCTACAGAGGAACCAATGTACATTACTCCTTGACATTCTGAGGCACTTGGTGTATACTTAGAGGGCAGTTGATTGTTGTTACTTAGGCAGTTATATTGGCCCCCTTAAATATAAAATAAGCCACTACCCTAACCTACAAAGGTTCCCAGACGCCTTAGATATTATTCAATAATACTTTAACGGCAATCTAAAAAAATTTCTGAGGTAAAAAATGGATGCTAAGACTCGCATAGAGAGACAAGAGACTCGTGTATGGGCATTAGAGCAACTGATAAGATTAGAGTCATTTCTAGACCCTCGGATGTACGAGTGTGCAGACTATTACACATCCTCTTATGCTTCTCAGGTTGTAGAAGATCTATATACACTATGGACTGAGTGGAAAGAAGACAATCCCACAAGTAATCCACAGGTAATCAATCGCATGTAATACAGTTATGTCCCATAGATTCACAACCACTTTAGAAGAAGATGATTTCGGAGATTTAATTCTCAATATTCCATGGAGTGTATGTGAAGAATTGGGATGGGATGTCGGAACAGAACTAGATTATGAGATCGGAGAAGATGGAAACAGTTTCAAAATCAAACAATCCAATGTTAACGAATGAAGAGATTGCCCTTTTATTAAAGGACAACGAAGAGTCTCATGTATTAATCAATGAGATGTTTGTAAAGATTGCGACTCGTCTAAAGGATATTGAGGAAGCAATCGGCAATTTACCCACACCAGACAAGACATATTACAAACCTGTCGGTGGCGCGGACCACATTACTCTAAAAGAGAATTTGGATAACATTTACTCACGTTTAAACGAACTCGAAAATGGGATGCACAAATAACGGCGATTATTGCGAGACTGATAATCACTGTCAAAAATTTCTACCTTCTTCAGCAGTTCCTGGAGAGGGCACTTCTATGAAGTATAGTGAGTATCCTATAACACAATTCAGGACGGGTAATTATAATATACCAGATCGTACTGGTAATGCAGTTATGCATAATAGTAGTACGATTCCTATTTCAACAACTTCATCACCTGCAGGTGGAAGAGGTAATGGAGTTGCTGCTGATGGGGGTGCTGCAGCATCATTAGCACACTGTGGGAAGGTACGTGGTGTTGGGTGTAATACATTTGCATTTGGAGGTGATGGGGGTTCAGAGATTGCTTATGATTGGATTCCGACTGACTTATCTTTTGATTGGCAATCAAGTGATACCTGGTTATCATATATTTTTGACACATCTAATAATGCAGGTATTGCTGGAAACCCTGTTTATTATATTAGAACTTGTACTAGGACAACAAGTACTACAACACAAGGAACACCACAGGTTCCTGCTTCTACTACAACATCAACAGAAACCACTACAACCTGTGTTCCATGTACAGCACACACTTGTAGTCCTGGTGTAACTGATGTAAAATATACTTATGGTGGGCAAGATTTAACTAGAGATGATGATTGTCCAAATCCAGATTTATTTGGGATTGGTACAGAGAGTACAAAACTAGTATTTACATATAGTCAGTTAAGTAGTCAATTAGCCGATGGAGTAACAGAGTTTGCAGTTTCTTATGGTGGGGGAGCATTTGAACCTGTATATACTGAATCATTAGGAATTGGTCAGGTATATAATTCATCACAAAATCCTTGGCAATTAGGCGACGAATCATTTGGTGACTTTGAAGTATTCGACCAGGAGTTTGAAACTGAGGAAACAAATGGATTTCGTATAAAACTTAGAATCTCACCTATCTTTGATGACACTGGTGCCACCTTAGTATTCAATGGTACACAGTGGGAAGTCATGGAAGTATTGAATTCTGGCACTGGATATAAAATCAATGACACATTTACTCTTAATTATCCATATTTGTTACCAGATAACACTGAAACAACACTAACATTAGAACTAAGGGTGACTAATGTTGGTCCATCTGAGATTTTAACAGGACAAAGTAGCGGATTTGATGTTATTAGGACGGGAGATACAGTAAATGGGCATCGAGTATTGCGTGCTTATCACACAGATCTAGATAATTTCCCTCATCATGTCATTTATTTGTCAGGAGATGGGGATAATTTCATAAAAGAGCAGACATATGTCTCTGATAGAGCGCATGTTATCGTCGCAAAAGCGGGTTATGGCATTCCAGACCGTGCATGTTTGGTTGGTAAGTATGAATTTATAGAAAAATCCGTTCAATACATGACATTGAGTCGTGATGAGAGGTCACCAGACATTTTTAATGAGGTAAAATTGCCGCGAGTGTCTACAACTGTTACAAATGGAGTAGTAACGGGGTATAATATCGAGTTTTCGGGTAGTAAAGTGCGGAGATCGGAGTTAAATGGCAATGAACCGAGGTTAGTTGCTGCTGGTCCACCTTCATCTGCAGGTCGTCCAGCAGTTGTTGAGGGTATTTTTAGTGGTGGGCAGTTAGTTTCGATTGCAATTGTTGATGGTGGCAGTCTTTATGATGATAATGACCCTCCTGCAATCTTTGTTTCCAATACTTTGTCTCAAGATAGGACATCATACAAGAATGCAGGATACGAGGAGGGACATACAGAGCGATATAAAAAGTATTATGACGCTGCTCCAACTCCAAATCCTGATATGTCCTTGATTAAAGAGCAAATAGATTCAAATCCAGAAGTGATTACTGTCACTTCAAATAGGGGTAACATTGATGTTAAGTATGACCCTGAATCTAGAAGAAAAGATATACAACCACAATCATTGTATAGTGCTGGTGTTATTGCACCATTATATGATATAATGAATAAACCTTCCGATATGACGCATTTGGGTAGATTATCTCAAAAAGATTTAGCAAGTGCAATCGTAGAGGAAGAAGCTAACATTAAAGTGAGAACTGATGCTCTTTTACGTGGTCTTACACAAGATGTAATTCCTTCGTATAATGATGTACCAGATACTCTAGTTGAGACAGTTCAGGGTAGACTCGGTAACCTACCTTATGGGTCCGAGAATACTAAATATATTATAAAACAATATAGTCCTGATACTGCTTCTAGAGCAACTATTAATGTTACGCTAAGTTGTAGACCTGTGGCGGAAGGTATTAATACCACTCAGTGCCCACCGCCAGTATTAACTATTCCTGGTCCTACTTCAAGTACGGACCCCGTAACAGGAACAGCAACTGCAGCGTCTTCAACTTGTACCATGACAGGACCTTTTGGTCCTGGGTGTGCATCTTGGTCTGTTAGCGGAGAAATGTTATTTCTTCATGATATGTCAAGATCTGCACAAAATGCAGTAGCAGCAGGGAAGGCATATGGCAATCCACTATTGGAGGTTTAAAAAATGACAATGGGAATGGGTCTCTATATGGGGACATGTTCAGGACATGGTTTAGGTTCTGGTTCTTCTCATCATCCAGGATTGGGTGGTGGAGTTCTGGGTGGATGTCCTCATATCCCCCTAGACCCTCGTATCAAAGCAATGCCTGTCATTGCAATGGATGCAGTCACGCTTTGGCCACCAATAGCACAACTTCCACTTGTTAAACCACCACCAGCGATTGCACCAGTAATTGTTAATGGTATGTTCCCTATACTCGACCAGGATATTCTAACGCCCCATCCAACGCCCACACAGCACGCTACTACTTCGACTGGGGATAAATGTTTCGTAACCTTGAATAGTCCAGCATTCTGGTGTACTCAAGGTACTGCTGGGGGTCGAGAACTACCTATTGGTCATTCTCGTAAAGCATTTTCTACTGTAACTACTGTTTTTGTTAACGGCAGAAGAGTTACAAGATTTGGAGATCCTTTAGGAGATAAAACTACGGCATTTCCATGCAATTCTGTCATAACAGGCAGTAGTCCAAATGTATTCATTGAAGCGTCAGGAGGCGCAGTAACCTAATGGCAACACGTTCCAAATCACTTAGCGGTCAAAATTGTATCGAGTCACAACCAAAAAAGACTCGTCAAGGAAATGGTGCTCATACTAAGTATGCATCGTCCAGTAGAAACAATGCTCGCAAACGTTATAGGGGTCAAGGCAAAGGTTAAGTTAACGCCTAAATAAATATACGGCGGTATATTAGAATGACCCTCAAGAAAATCACGTCAAAGGAAGTAAAGTACTCAAGATCTTTTAAAGACTTCGGTATTTCTTTTGCTAGAAATTTATTTACTGATGACGTGAGTGTTCTTACTAATGAAAACGCGATTAAACAGTCAATCAAAAATTTAGTAATGACTGTTCCTGGTGAAAAACCTTTTCAACCTTTGATTGGATCTAGGGTTTCTGAATTATTATTTGAACCCCTAGATGCATTTACTATAGATGCAATTAGAGAAGAAATTGAGATTACTATAAAGCAATTTGAAAAAAGAGTGCGTCTCAATAAAGTTGATATTATTCCCATCTATGAGAATAATAAAATCTCTATTACTATAGTATATAAGGTAATTGGTATACCGATCAACGAATCGATTTCATTTGTTTTACAGAGACCCGAATAATGCAACCAAATAATTTAACAGCATTAGATTTTGAAGATATTAAGTCTTCAATCAAGTCTTATCTAAGAACTAGGGATGAGTTTTCCGACTATGATTTCGATGGTTCGTCACTCTCGTATCTTATTGATACATTAGCATACAATACTTATTATTCGGCATTCACTGCTAACATGGCAATGAATGAAGCATTTTTGCCATCTGCTACTTTAAGGGACAATGTAGTCCAGGCAGCAAAACTTTTAAATTATACTCCAAAATCAATTAGGTCATCTAGGGCCTGTTTACAGTTAGATATAAACACAGTATTAGTTGGTGGATTCTACCCTTCCACTATTACAATCAGAAAGGGTGCTATTTGTACTGGTGGTAATTATATTTGGAATATTATCGATGATATTACAACAGCAGTAAATCCGTCTACAGGTGCAGCAACATTTGATAATATTGAAATCTATGAAGGCGCATTAATCAACTATAATTATATTGTTAATACTTTTGCAAAACAAAGATATATTCTTCAATCCCAAGACGCAGATATTTCTACACTCTCTGTAAAAGTAAAAGCAAACGAAACATCTGTTACTTCCGACTTATATTCCAAAGTTGAGAATATTACTAACTTAACTTCCGAAACTAGGGCGTATTTCCTCTCTGAGGGCGATGATATGCGATATGAAGTCAAGTTCGGTGATGATGTTGTGGGACGCTCTGTGAAGGATGGAGAGGTCGTACAACTGACGTATATCACTACCTCTGGTGTTGAAGCAAATAATGTGCAAGCGTTTGCCTTTATTGGTTCTGTAGTAGATTCTAATGGCAGTGGATATACACCAAATGCTTTTGATATGACAGTAAAGGCAAAATCTCAACTAGGTACTAATCCAGAATCAGTAGAATCTATTAAATTCAATGCACCTAGAGCATATTCTGCTCAATACAGAGCAGTTACAGCACAAGATTATGAAGTAATTACTAAGAATCTTTATGATAATGCTCAAGCGGTGGTTGCATATGGTGGAGATTCTTTAAATCCACCAATTTATGGAAAGGTGTTTGTTGCAATTAAAACTAGGACTGGTTCGCTATTGAATGACCAGACCAAAAAGTCTATTTCTGAACAGTTGAGACAGTATGCAATGGCATCTATCGAACCTGTAATTAGAGATCCAGACAACATCTACATTAATCCCAAAATATTCATTACATATGATACTGGTTGTGGAGCAACTAGTACACAAATTAAAACGGACATTTCCGATTCTGTTAATCAGTGGGCGACTCAAACTCAGATTAATAATTTTAATGCAACATTTAGTTCCCAGTCTTTAGAAAGAGCAATCGTTCTTTCTAATAAGTGTATTAGTGATGTATCTTTACAGATTACTGTACTGAAATATATCAATCCAATCACCAACCAAACTAATACCTATTGCGTTTCTACTGGGTCACCAATTTATAATAGTGCTCCATCCCAAGATGCTGATGATAATACCGAATGTAAGAAGGAACCTGTCATCCAATCGGGAAATTTCCGAACTGCTGATAGACCTGGAGTTGACCAGCAATTTGAAGATGATGGATATGGCAATCTAAGAACTTACTATAATTCTGGCAACAGAAAAGTTTATACTAGTGAATCTGCAGGAACTGTAAATTACAATACTGGTGAGATTTGTTTTGGTCCAATCAATGTCATTAATTCTGGTGATGGAGTTCCAGCAGCAGATGCAATTGTTATTACTGATACTAATACTGGGTCTGGCGCAGTTGCTGACCCTACACTATTGTCTGATGGACTACAAATTCCTGTATTGGTAATTCCGTCAAACAATTCAGTTGTCCCTGGTTCTGATCCTGGAACAATTATCAATATCGTCAATCCAGAGGTTTCTGTATCCCCAATTGGAACTCAATTGCCATCTACAATCCCACTAAATAGTTTGACGCCTAAGGTATATAATGTAATCCCAACAACGATTGATGTTGGTGATATCGATAACTCTGGTTCTCTAAACACATCCGCCTGTTTCACGTAGTTAGATGAGTATTAATAAGGTCTCTCAAGCAATTCCTAATCAACTCCCTGGGTTTATTGGGTCTGAATATGAATTGTTCTCGAAATTCATTGAGTATTACTACAAATCCCAGGAGAAAACGGGATTAGGACAAAACATTCTTAACAATTTTCTAAATTACTTAGATATTGATAAATTAGACGTTGATATTTTAGATGGAAAAACTAAACTTTCTCAACTTGTTTCTGCAACAGATGATGTAATCTCTGTTGAAAGTGTTGAACTGTTTTTAGAAGAGAATGGAAGCATTCTGATTGGTGATGAAGTTATCTTTTATGAAAAAAGTCAATCTTCACCAAATATTTCATTAGGTCCTGGTATTTCTTATGACCAGGTTAAATTAAAATGGGTAGAACTACAAAGTCCACTTAGAAATTTTAATGGCGTAACTAGAAGTTTTCCATTAACTTCTCAAGATAGACCAATTGTTCCTCCAAGTGCAAATCATCTAATTGTTCAGGTTTATGATGAGTATCTCATTCCTGGAGTAGATTTTACTGTAGATAGTGGAAATATTGTATTCACTACTGCACCAAGACAAGTTCTTCCTGCAGATAGTGAAGAATTGTCCAGTATCAATTTTCTTAGCGGTTTTGTAGAAAATAATATTATTGTTCTAGACAACATTTCACCTTCATTTGGTGATGGTGTCAGAGAATTTAAAGTTACTAATAATTCAGCAGCATATATTCCTGATTCTGATGAATATATTCTTGCGTATTATGACAATCAGTTACTTGTACCCAAGAGAGATTTTGTTTTTGATAAAGATTTATTCATCTTTAGAAACTTTGCTCCCCTTAGTGGTAGAAGTCTGACCCTTCTTTCTATTGAAGCACCAATTCCTTCTTTTGGTTCTGGCGCATCGGCATATGCAAGAATTGATGATAATGGAGGTCTTTCCTCTGTCAAAATCAATGAAACGGGGTCCGAGTACAAATTTTCAAATCCACCTAAAATTACAGTCAATTCTACTGGAGACAGTGGAACTGGTGGAGCGGCAGAAGCATTAATTAATGGAATCAAGAATTTACAACTTCTTAGTGGTGGTAAGGGATATAGCGAGACAAATCCACCTATTGTACAAATTGAATCTCCATCTTTAGCAGATTCTGTTACTTCTTCAATCCGAGCAACAGTAACTGATGGTTCCGTCACCGCATTGGAACTGGATAGTTCTGGTAGTGGATACACATTTATCCCAAGAATTACATTCAAGCAACCTGGTGGAGCAGAAATAGGTCCTGTAACTATTGCTGACGGTAGTATTTCTGGTCCGATTCCTATCATCTCTGAAGGTGAAGGTTATAGCACACCACCAGTAATTTATATTGATGCACCAACTGGAGATAATCCAATCAATCCGTCGTTTACTACGGTAATTACTGATGGGAAACTGACTGGAGTTACCATCAACAATCGTGGGCAAGGATATACTACTACACCTAGAATTAAACTGATTCAGCCAACTGGTGCTCAGGTACTGGAGAGTATAATCGATGCTGATGGAAGACTTACAACCATTGAACTACTTGACGGTGGTGATGGTTATGAAGATGTTCCTTCTGTGTATATCATTGATAGTGGTACTGGTACTGGTGCTACTGCAGTAGCGTCTATCTTTAACGGTAGAATTACTGATATCAATGTCACTAACTTTGGTTCTGGTTATGATATTTCAAATCCTCCTATAGTTCTTATTCAAAGTCCACCTGAAGCAGAAGCATCATGTGAGATCGGCATTAATCAGATTACAGGGTTCTCTGTTCTTCAATCAGGTAGGAATTATAAGAAAGCACAGTTCATTGGGTGTGCAAGGGCATCTAGTGGCATTACATCGTATGATGCAGAAGGCAATGCAGTATTCTCTGCAAATACTGCTGCTTCCGAAGCTTCAGTAGATACAGAAGTAAAATGTCTAGATGCTCTGTTCATAAAAAGATTGCTGGACAAGTATGTTGAACAGTATCTTCCTGACGTACCAGAATTAGACTATAAGTCAATTGATGTTAGAACATCAATTAAGACAATCAAAAGATTCTATGAAACAAAAGGTACTGAATTTAGTATTTCCTACTTATTTAAGTTGTTGTATGGAGAAACTGTTTCTGTTTCTTATCCTAAAGACCAAATTATCAAACCATCTGCAGCAACTTGGTCTATTAACACTATTCTGCGTGCAACCTTAGTCAGTGGTGATCCTAGAAATATTCAAGATGCACTAATTTCACAATCGGCAGATATTGCTGATGTAAATGTACAGGATGCAAGTGCTCTTGTAGAAAATTACATTGCAATCAACACTTCAAATACTACAATTTATGAATTAGTTCTTTCAGAAGAAACTATTCAAGGTTCTTTCATTGTTCCCTACAAAACAAAACTTGCAGAACCTTTAGATGGAGAGACTGGTATCATTACGGTCGATTCTACGATTGGTTGGCCAGAAAGAAACGGCGAATTTGTAATTGGTACTACGGAAGTAGTTCGTTATAAAGAAAAGTCTTTAAACCAGTTTATTGAGTGTACTAGAAACTTTACTGGTTCGGTTGGAGTAGATCCTAAAGTTTGGGACTCGGCAACAGAAGTAACTTCCAATTTCAGAGTTTATCTGAACCAAGGAACGCTTCAAGAAGTCGTAATGGACATTGTTGGTATTGTTGATGCTCAACGAACAAATCTTACTGACAGTGGTTCTTACTATCTTCCAGGTGATAAATTAACAGTTGCTAAACTTGGTGGTAGTAGTGATGAATCATTATTGACAACATGGTTGTATAATGTTAAAAAACTCATCAGTATTTCAGGAATTACTTTTGGTGGAGATAATAATCAATCAGCAACTGTAACTTGCAGCAATCCTCATGGAGTCTTGGTTGGAGACCAAGTTACCATATATGGTGCAAATCCAATCATCTATAACGGAACATTTGAAGTAACTTCTAGAGATAGCGATCTTATCTTCCAGTATCGTCTTCCTCAACAAGCATTGGTTGCTCCTCAAGGAAATATCTTAGTATCCGTTGACTTGAATAAAGGTAAGTCAACAGATACTGCAATCAACAAAAATATCTCAGTATACACCACAAACGTACTGAATTCATTCTTTAATGATAATTACGTTTATGTTGCTTCAACTGGTATTCCTAATTATAATATTGGACCCTTCCCTGGGTCTGCTTTGTTACCAGGTAATCAACGTAAACTGAATAGATTTCCAAAATCTACAACTACTATCTCAACTAAGAGTTTAATTAATCCAGGTCCTATTGGTTCTTGGGTAAACGGTGTATCTGTTTGGTCTTATAAGTCTGTATTAACAAAAACTTTTGGACCCTTAACATCAATTGGAATTTTGAATGCAGGTCGTAATTATGATGCAGCATCGCCACCAAATTTAAGCATTACTGGTGGTGGCGGTTCTGGAGCAGCAGCATCGGTTGTTGTGAATGGTTCTATTAACAATATTTCTGTAGATACTGCTGGTTCTGGTTATACTAGTTCTCCTCTCATCTCTATTGTTGGTGGTGGCGGTTCTGGAGCAGCAGCAACTGCTATTATCACAAAAGGAACAGTTTCCAACATCTTAATTACTAATGGTGGTTCTGGATATACTTCACAACCATCTATTACTATTGTTGGAGGCGAAGGTTCTGGTGCAACTGGAACAGCATCTGTTCGTGGTCCTATCAAAGAAGTTAATATTCAGTCTCAAGGTAGTTCATACACTTCTCAACCTACAGTAACATTGAGTTCTGGTTCTGGTGCTGTTGCCCAAGCCATCATCAATAATGGAAGAATTATTTCTGTAGCAATTATTTCTGCTGGTTCTGGATATACTACAGCACCTGAGGTTCAAATTCAGGGTGTTGGTTTTGGTGCTCAAGCTAGAGCAATTATTGATACTGCTGGAGAAAATGCTGGTAGAGTTACTAGTATTGAACTTTTAAACCGAGGTATCAATTATATTCAAGGAACTACTATCATTACCCTAGTTTCTGTTGGTGACGAAGCGCAATTCGATGCAAATGTATTCCAATGGACGTATAACTTACAAGAATCTACTACTTTTGATGATTCTCAAGGAGCAGTGTTTGAGGGGTATAATAACCAGTATGGTGGAGAGTATGCACACCTATCCAATCCACAAAGACTGAGATTCATTCTTGGGGATAACTTAGTTAGTACTAATGGTGTTATTACTGAAGCATCATTAGAATCTAACAAGGACCATTCTCCTATTATTGGTTGGGCATTTGACGGAACTCCAATATATGGACCTTATGGATATCAAGACCCTACAGATCAATCATCTAATATTGTTAGAATCTCTACTTCTTATAGATTGAAGTCTGATTTAGTCGTCAGTCCTTCAAATCCAACTCCTATTAGAACTGAAGGTTCTTTATTGAGTACCGATCCTGCAGGAACTTTTGTTGAAGATTATGAGTATATCTTTAGTCTAGGAGACTTAGACCAATATAATGGTCGTTTCTGTAAAACACCAGAATTTCCAGATGGAACATATTGCTATTTTGTTACAATTGACTCTACAGAAGCTGGCAATCCTGCATATCCTTATATCATTGGACCTAGTTTCAATTCCATTGTAGATAACTTAAATCTTTCAGAATCTGCTATTCAGCAAAATATTCCAACTGGGGTTGTTCGTTATCGCGATCCCTATGAAAATGTTGATATTGACGTTGAAAGAACTCCTAATGCATCGACGAATTCATTGACATTAGAAGATGGCACATTGCTATTATTTGATGTTGAAGATGAGAATAGAGATGGTGTTATCAACCAAGATGAAACTGACGATCCCGATCAAATTTTAGAAGAACCTCCTCTTCAAATCTATGATTATTTCCCTAAGGTAAAAACTGATTCTAAAGTTGATATTGAAGTTGAAACAATTAGTAAATTTGAAAATGCCTCTGTAACAGGATTTGTAATTGAAAATTCTGGTGTAAGTTATCAGGTTGATGATAAATTAATCTTTGATAATTCAGAAACAGGTGGTAGTGGTGCGTCTGCTAGGGTTTCTACAATTAAAGGCGAATCTATCGCATCCTATGATTTTGAATATAAAACTTCAGAAAACTATGGTGTTGTTCAAACATCTGAACCTCATAATCTTATTATTGGTGATACTGTTTTTGTTGATTATACTGAAAACATAGAGACCACCAATAAGCAATTTGTAGTCAGACAACTTAAAGGTATTGAGACGATTAATATCACTCAATCTGGTAGTGGTTACAATGAAGATATTCCCCCAACAATTATCATTGATGGTGATGGGGTAAGTGGAGAATTGGAAGCAGTTGTTGATTCAGTTGGGTCTGTTAATAGAGTTAATATTTTAAATTCTGGTAACGGTTATACTACTAATCCAAGAGTTATACTTTCTCATCCTCAAGTATTCAAAAAATCTGATTACTACATCTCTTCAATAGTTAATGAAGATGATGTCATTATTAATGATACTTTTGTTACGGACAGTAAAGAATCATATATTTGTGGTAAAACTACTGATAGTAGTGGCGATACAATTGCTGTTATCTCAAAACTTTCTGTATCTGGTGTTAGTGAGTGGAATAAAACTCTAAAACTTTCTTCAGGTCTTGCCTTTACAGAATTTCAAAGTATTTACGTTGAGGGCAAAAGTATTTGGGTTGTCGGTGTCAATAAACCAAATACTTCTATTTTAGATGCATATAATCCTGATATCATTATCTGTAAGTATACAGAATCTAATGATGGATTATCTGCTACTTTAGAGTGGCAAAGAGCGTATGCTGGTATTTCTGGTGGAACTCGCTCTGATAACGTAACTAAGATCCTCAGATATGGAACTGATAGTCTAATTATCTCTGGATATACCAATACAAACTCTACAAACCCTTATGATGGTTTTATTGCAGTAGTAGACTCTGCAGGAACCTTTAGTGTAAAGAGAAAACTCACATCTAATACTCAGAATGAAAAAGTTCTTGATATTATTCTAGGGTCTGATGGTCAACCATACTTCTTAATGGAAACATCTACGAGTGTTTCTGAAGCAGATAAAGATATTGTCTTCGGTAGAGCAGTAATAGGAATTAGTAATATTGATATTTCCTGGATTAGAAAAGTTTCTAATAACATATACAGTCTGTTAAATCCCAGTATTGCAATTGATGAATTCGATGAACTGTATCTTTCTGCAACTCTTCAATTAAAATCTAATGATACCAATAGAGAAAATTTCTGGATTGGTAAATTTAGATCTTCTGATGGAGTTGGTATTTGGAGTTATTCATATGCTGCTCCTGGAAGAGACATTAATTTAGTTCCAAGAGCAAAAATTGACATCTTTGGCAATCTGAACCTGGTTTATACCAGAGTAGATAATACTACAGAAAAACAAACTGTTGCTAACGTTAAGGTTGATTATAAAGGTAAAGTTTTAAATCATACAATTAACAGTTTTACTGAAAACAATGTTGAGGGTATTGTAGCCGAAACTTTGAATGTTGATAATTCAGGTGATGTCTATATTGCTGGACAAACATATTGGAATAGAAATGAAGGGTTGTTTGGATTTGATACCGATCTTTCCGATACAACAGGTCATCACACAATGACCACTCTTGGACTCAATGGTTCTATTGCTGTAGATGGCACTGGTGGATATCTTAAGATATATGGATTCCAAACGGGACAAAGTTCTACATGGGAAAATTCAGCAGCAAAAATTCCTGGTTCTAGTCTAGGTAATAATCTTGGTGGCGATTTTACTATCGACTTCCTCATCTACAAGGATGATGATAATGGTAATGCAGATACTCTTAGTGCTGATTACAATACGTTAATTGCAATTGGTGATGGTGAGGATACGACAGGTGGTATTTGGTTATACTACAATACTGATGGTAGTGCAAATGAAGGTAGACTAGAATTAGTTGTAACCGATAATACTACTAAATTTAGTGGCGGAACTGCTGCAGTATCGTCACAAACAGGATTATTTGCTAATGATACTTGGCAATTAATATCACTAACTAAAACTGAAAATTTATTTAAAGTTTATGTAAATGGCATTGAAGTTATTAGTGGTACTGTTGCTAATACTCAATTAGGTTCTAAGGACATTCATTTTGGTAATGCTCCAGGATTTACTACCTCTGGCGCTTTCAGTGCAGATAAGCAAGGACAATTCTTCCTTGACGATATTCGTATTAGGAATCGTTATGTGCTTCCTACTGCTCCCACAGATTTTGGCAATCCTTTAGTTCTCCCTGTTGCTGATGCAGTTGCTCTTGCATATACTTGGACTGATACTGCTTGGTTTACTGAACAACAAGATAGATACGATCTCATTTCTTATAATGGATTCGTATTAAAGACTGATAAAAATGCTGATGCTGCCAGGTTGGGTGCATCAGCAGCTGGTGCAAACACTCAGTATGGATGGACTAGAACTGCTGTTAGTCCTGTAACAGGAAATGAAATTACAATGGTTAATGTTGGTTATAGTTTAGGAGACCCAGGATTGCAGTCTCTCGACTATAGCGAATCTTCAACATCGATGACAGAAGATAGTACAACTGTCACGTACTTCAGAGATATTTGGAGTTCTAGAACTGCTACAGTTCCATCTCCAGGTTCTCAAAAACTTAAGGTTGAGGCATCCGTTGCTGATAGGTACTACTTTAAAACCTACAATACGGTTAAGATTGATAATATTCAAGAATTGACTATTAATCAACCATTCAATTTTACAGTAGGGTCGAAACTTGAACTTCGTACAGGAAGCACCTTTGTAAACAGTGGATATATCACATCAGTAGATACTACTACTAATAAAGTTTACTTGGCAGTCAATAACAATTCTTGGACTGATGATACTAATATTGGAAACTTGGCAACTGTACAGTTCAATGAGCAAAGCACATACGGTCTAGTAGGTCCAATTCCAGCTGATAGTAACATCATTTCATATACGTTCCCTCAAGTAGTTAATACTACACCAGGAACATTTAATATCGATCTTTCCGATTATGATGCCCCTAGTACTATCGGAGGTACTGATAATCTTGACGAGTTTGCTAAATTTAAAGATTATGCTGACGATGACTATTCAATCAGAATTGATGAAGTCTCTGGTTCGTCTGCGTTTGTTGTTGGATCGGTTATTAATGTAAGTTCCAATGATGTCTCTTATAATTCGGCATATTCGACGATTCAAATTACAAATCTTACGGGCGTAACTAAGATTACCTTAATTGCAAATCTCGCTAAGATTTTACAAGTAACTGCGGTTGCAAATAGCGACACCGTATATGTCATTAGTGACTCTTTACATTATTTGACTGCTGGTCAGCAAATGTTTGTTGATGGTAATCCTACAAGAACGGTAGGTTTAGCAAATTATGACGAATATGATGGTTCCTTCCCAGTAGAAAGAGTTATCAGTCCGATTGAATTTACATACAAACTACCTGTAGCAGCAGTATCCTCTCCTTCAGACTCTGCAGCAACTGTTAACTTCTTCGTTAAATCACCTGTTCTGAAGATGTATTATGGTCATCAGTATTTGTTTGATTTAAGTCATTCTTCACTGGTTGGTGGAAACTTATCTTTCTCCAAAGACCCTCTGTATAAGTTGGAGTATTCTTTCAACTCTATTGAGAGAGTTGGAACTCCAGGTGTTACTGGCGGCGGTGCCCCAACACCTACAGTAAAACTAAAAGTAGAAGAGAATGTTATTACTAATATCTCTTACTATTTCGATCCTTCACGAACAGGTGCAGATTCTCCTGTTATTGGCAATAGTTACCTTGATGTTACCTTCTCTCCATATGTTGGTACATTTGAAGTTACCGACACTTCTGGAGGAACAATTACTAGTGGAGATAATGTTTTTGAATTCAAACTGATTAATCAACCAGAAGGTCCAGCAAACATTATCAATACTACCTATACCACAAGTTCTAAGAAGGCGGTTGGTTCTATTGGTGATATAAGAATTGTCAATTCGGGTGGATTCTATAATAAACTGCCTATTATTGAAACAATTCAATCGACCAGAAATATTGAGAGAGTCTCTATCAATGCCCCTGGTACTGAATATGCAGTAGGAACCTATTCTAGTGTTCCTATTACTGGTGATGGTGAAGGTGGTCTTGTAGAAATTATAGTTTCTGATGGAACGGATGATGAAGGTGGTGTAATTCCTGGTCAAATTCAAAGAGTATCCGTCACAAGTCCTGGTAAAGGATATACCACAGCAACAATTGATATTGAATCAATTTCTGGAATTCTTGGTGCTGGATTGACAGGTTCGGGTGCCGAATTAGAAGTTGTTATTCCATCCTTCGGTACTGGTGCTTCAATCTTTACCTTAGGTACTGAAATTGGTAAGATTAAAAATCTTAAAAATAACAACTTTGGTTTCGACTATCCTCATGATTACACTTTAAGACCTGAAATCTCGTTCCCAATCAACGCTCAATTAACTAATACTAGTATTCTTGATAACATTGCTGTTACAGACCCTGGTTCTGGTTATACTCAAGCACCAACAGTTGTTATCACAGGTGGTGGTGGAAGCGGAGCAATCGCAGAAGCAACCGTTAAGAATGGTAGATTGAGTACTATTGATGTTAAAGACCCTGGGTCAGGATATTCTTCAGAACCCACCGTTCAACTTAAATCTTCCTTCAACTACACTGTCAACCAAGACTTAGGTCTGTTGCAGTTTGCTTTCCCACATGGAATTCAAAATGGTTCTGAAATTACTTTAGATGTAGTTGATATTGGTGATGGTGCAGAACTTCCGATTGCATCTGGTGCTGTTGGTAGACTTACTAAAACAAATACTTACTATGCAATTGCTGGTGCTGCAAACTCCCTTGAGGGTGACCAATTAAAAATTGCAATCACTGCAGCAAACGCAGAATTGGGTGATGCATTAGCATTCGTTAACCCTGGTACTGGTCGCCAACAAGTACTCACGTTCTCTTTCGGTGGTGCTGCAACTGGTAATGTTATTACTTCGACCTTCTTAGAAGGCGAACTGGTTTACCAGGGCGATACCTTAGAAACAGCAACAGCAACTGGATATGTTTCTACTAACTCTGGATGGCAAGTTGGACCTAGAATTCTTAAGATTGTAGATTATACAGGAAACTTTAATTTAGGTAATAGTGTTACTGGTGTCATTTCTAAATCTTCTGGTAATATTTCTGACCTGAAGATTGCAAGAGGTGTTCTCGAAGTTGGTCCTATTACTAAGACAACTGGTCAATTTATTGATGATGTCGGCAAACCTTCCGAGATTGTACAAAAAATTCAAGACTCTTACTACTATCAAGATTTCTCGTATGCAGTTAAGTCTTCAGTATCTATTAGTGAGTGGAAGGACATTTTAATTAGAAATGTTCATCCAGCATCATTCAAGGTTTTTGGTGAACTCAGTATTAATGAGTTTACTACAATTCCCAATAAGGTAACTGATTTTGAATTAACCAAGTCCGTTGAACTTGCTAATGAGGCAATTGTTCCTAATATTCAGAACTTCACTCTAGTAGAACCAATCTACGAGGATTTTAACAATAGTGAAATTCTTTTCCGTCAAAAAAGACTAACTTCTTCGGAGAATATTCTAACTTCGATTGTTCAAAGAGTCGATGATATTTCAACTCTCTTTGATGGTGTTAGGACAGCATTCCCACTTACCGTTAATAATGGTGATTCTGTAATTGCCAATGCAAATCAATTGATGGTTATTTTGAATGGTGTTGTACAAACACCAGATACTTCCTTCCAAATTCAAAGTGATTCTATTGTATTTGCTGAAGCACCTCAACCTCCTGCAAGTGTCAAATATGTAAATGTTGAGATTTCTCAAATTACTACTGTTAGTCTTGAATTTACTAGTATTAGTGGTATTTTCCCTCTTGTCGGTAATTCTATTAATGGTGTTAGTTCTGGATCTAGACTTACAGTAACCTCAGTCGTTGGTAATACAATATTTGGATTCTTTACTGAAGGAACTCAATTTATTGCTAGTGAACTTGTTCTAGGTAATATTACTGGATTCAGTGCATTATTTGCAACTCAGACAACAGTCGTGAACAATGGTTTGTTCATTTTTGGCGAGAGTATTAAAAACTTGACTGGTGATACTGCTACTGTTGAAGATGTTAACCTTGAGAAGGGTGCAGAAACACCAGTTGCTAAGTTGCGCTATACAGTAGGTATTTCTACTACTGATTTTGAAGTTATCGCAACAGATTCAGATTTAAATACTCCAGCAGCCGTTGCTAGTACTGCATTCACTATTGGTGATAACTACCAAATCGGAAGTGAGATTGTACTCGTTAATTCTGTTACTAATAATTCAGAATCTACAACTATTAATGTCACTAGGGCACAGTTAGGAACTACTTCTTTACAACATCAAGAAAATTCTCCTTTCTATGGCACAAACATTACTATTACCGATGACCTTATTTTAAGTAAGACCACTGGTACATATCAATCTACTCCTGGATTATTTGATATTCAATTAAATGATGTTATTATCGCTTCACAATCTGGGGTTGTTGCTAGAATCACATCTACAGCACCATATACAGATCCAACCACTTTAGAAGTAGTTGAACAAGTAGAAATCTCTGAAGGTTCTACATTCTTTGGTCTGCTGTTTGATAGAATTGCTTCTATTACATATCCTAATGTTGTTATTGACGATATTTCACGTTCTCAAGTTTCTGTTGTTGAAGTTGGTGATAATGTAACCGAGTTCAATAGCAAATTCCCTGAAAATGAAAATGTAAATCATTACGTCATTCCTTATGACACTGCTTCGGGTGCTTTCACTGAAGGTGAATTCATCAGAAATTATAAATTAGAATTTGGTAACGAAAGTGGTGATTTTACTGATAACGAAGATCTTTCTGTAAGAAAACTTACATTAACCAATGAATTTGGAAATGGATTCTTCACTCTTGGACAAAACATTCGTACCAGAGATACTAAAGCAGAAGTTCTTGGATTCAATCAAGCACAAAAAGTAGTTTACCTCGGTAAACTTGGTAATAGTTTAGTAAGTGGAACAGATGCATATACAGTTAACTTTAATGCTGGTGCTCAAATCAATACTTACAATAAAAAGTATGGTTCTGGTTCTTTAGCTCTTTCTAAGGGAACTGGTGTTCATGCATTTGTAAGTGGAACTGCAGATTCTATTTCTGATGGGTCTCTTACATATACTGCAGCTACAGGAACAACATACGACCCATTTACTGGAGTCTTATTATTAGAGATTGGAGCGCACGCGCTTACCACATCGGATACAGTAACTATTACCGATAACACACTTACATTCACTTGTGCATCTGATAATAATACTAATAATTACACATATCCTCGTGCTACTGATCCTGCCTCTGGTAGTGCTCGTGCTATTAGTGCAGTTACCGCTACCACAATTACGGTTAATGTGGGCGCAGTTCCTATTGACGAATATCTAGATATTGCAACGGCATCTAATTTCGGTTTTGGTACGGGTGAATTTACTATTGAATGCTACATCAAAACAACCACTATTGCTACAGGAGCAAAAGTTATTTGCGACTTTAGGTCTGCAGTCAACGATTCTGCTGCACAGTTGGTCCTTAATGGCAATACAATTCAGTACAATAGAACTAACGGTGGAATCACTATTAATGGCGCTACAACGCTCCTAGTAGACACCTGGTATCATGTTGCAGTGTCTAGAACTGCAGGTGTTGTAAGACTTTATTTGGACGGCGTACAGCAAGGTACAGACACTGCTGACGTTACCAACTATGGAACGACTAGACCCGTACATATCGGTTCTGATTATGCTGGCAGTGATAATTTCGCTGGATACATTGACGAATTTAGAGTTTCTAATATTGGTCGCTATGCTGCTGCCTTTACTCCACGTAATGGCATGTTCCAAGGTGATACAAATACAAAACTATTACTACACTTCGACGAAACACAGGGAGCAACATCTGTTCAAGATTGGTCTGGTATTGAAGACTTTACCAAAGGTGAGTTCTTTAACAATGATGCAATTAAAGCAAATACTGATGCTAACGGTAGTGCAGTAGTTGCTGGATTCACTGGAAATTCTCACAGATACTTGGATGCTGCAACTTTACTAGAGAAGAATGCAGTCTTTGTTGCAAAAGAAACTGTATCTCTACTGAGATCGAGATATCCAGAACTTGTTGTTCCAGGTACTCGCTTTACTCCAACTGGTGCAACTTATGATGCTGCAACTGGTCTATTGTCATTGACAGTGACTGGAAATACGTTTACAAATGGTGGAACAATAACTCCCACAACTGCATCTTACGTTCCTGCAACGGGTGTATTGACCATCACGAGGGCTGGTCATGGTGTGATAAATGGTGACAAAATTAATATTAAAGTTGGTGGTATTACATTCACATGTGCTACAGATAGTAATGCCACAAATCATCCTTATCCCCGTTCCACAGACCCTGTTGCTGGTAAATGGTTGACAGTTTCTAATGTATCTGCAAATACATTTGATGTTAATGTTGGTATTTCTAGTGATACATCATCACATACTTTTGTTAGTGCTTTAACGGATGCGATTACTGTTGAGAAAGATAGAATTAAGATCAATGATAATGCATTGACCTTTACTTGTGCGATGGATGGAAATGCTACTAATAAGACATATCCTCGTGTAACGGATCCAGCATCTAAGGATGTTGCTCTTCCAATCGTATCTTCTAGCAGTAATAATTTAACAGTTAATGTTGGACCTTCTCCTTTAGTTAATTTCCAACCATCTACTGCAACATATGATCCTGCAACTGGTGCATTCGTAATGACGATTGCTAATCATACAATCAATGCTGGAACTGATATTAGATTGTCTGCCAACGCATTTGCATTCACCTGCACTCAAGATGGTAACACCTTAGAGAAAACATATCCTCGTGTAACGGATCCTGCATATAATACTTCTCTTGCAGTTACTGCAGTCGGAACATCAACACAAGATATTGGTAGTGCAACATATGATCCTGCAACTGGTATTCTAACAGTCAATACTTCTGGTGCTCACTCATTATCAACTGGTAATAGAATTCAAATTGCTGACAATTCATTAACATTCACATGTGCTTATGATAGTAATGCCACAAATCATACATATCCAAGACAAACTGATCCTATCAGGGGTGAGTGGGTTGCAGTAACGGTTGTTGATAGTGATACATTTACAATCGATATTGGAAAATCTAGTGATACATCTACACACGCATTTGTATCTGCAACTACTGGCGCACTAATCAAACAAACTGGAACTGTAACTATTAACGTTGGAGTTTCTGCACAGGCAGATCAATATGCTCATACCTTTGTATCTGCTGCAGCAAATGCAGTTGTTACTGGTGGTAACTACTTACATACATTCGTATCTGCAGTCACAGACAGTGTTGCTGCTGATGAAGGTATTAATTGTGAAGATGATATTCAGGATATTGTTAAATCTATTGTTGAAGATCTTCGCAATGGTACAAACAATCACATCTGGGATGCCGCAGCACTATATGTTGATAGAACAGACCTCAATGCTATAGCTCTTAACCATGTTGAGACTGAGATTGATGAAACTGTATGGGCATATAATAAAGTTGGAGATATCATTCCTTATATTGTTAACAACGTTCTTTGGAGTGTATCTGGTTCTCATGGTGTAACACAATTTACTGATACTACTCTTACCGATTCTGATAATACAGTATATGCACAATTCACTCCTACGGGAGCGACATATGATTCGGCAACAGGTGATATGGTTCTGACCATTGGTAGTCATAGTTTAACTACTTCAGACCAAGTTTCTATTGCTGCAGGAAGTCTTACTTTCACCTGCAGTTCCGACAATAATGAAACACAGCATTCATATCCCAGAATTGACGACCCCTTCTACAATAAAGTTCTTGCCATTACTGCAGTAGCTGCTACTACAATTACAGTCAATGTTGGTATTTCTCCTGAGGGTCAAAGATATACTCATGTATTTGTTTCTGCCTCTTCCAATGCTATTAGTAAGTTAAATTACTCTACAGGAGACTGTGCTGATGTTAAGACTACGGTAGATAATTTACTTGATATTGTAATTGACACTCTAACTAATGCTGACCTTGCTTCTCCAGTTGATCACTTAGGAACAATCACTAGAGTTGCTCCTACTGTTGAGTTTATCGGTGCTACGGTAGATGAATACTTAGAGATTCCTTTCGATGGTGATTATGTACTGAATAGTAGCGATACCCTCTACACTAATAAGATTGATGAAGCATCACAATATAGATTCCGTGATGCTGCAAATCTTATTAATTATAATAGAACGGCAATTGTTGATAAAGCAGCAGCAGATATGATTTCTAGATATCCAGACCTTTCTTTGGATATGCCAAGAAATACTGATGGTAGTGGTTCTGGAACTGAAAGATGTAAGCAAGACCTTGGATTAATCCTTGATGGTATTGCTAAAGACATTGAAAATGGCGGCAATAAGAATACACTTACTGCTGGTAAGTTCTATCTTGGTAATAATAATGAAATTCAGCATGTTAGATTGCAGTTATTCCAATCGATTTATGCTCATGAGCGTCTTGGTTTCTATTCCAAGCAAGCAATTACTGGTGACTTAACCAGTGATAATACTACAGCACTAATTATTGGTGATTGGGGTATTACAAATGATGCAGGTAACTGTGCAAACGTCCAATCTGCAATTGATACTTTAACCACTCAGTTAAATGATCTTATTGCTCCTACTGGTGCTGATTTTGCCACTGCAGCAGATAGACTATACTTCAATAAAGAGTATATTGCTACTGAAGCAACAGGACTTACTGATGCTGAGTTTACTTATATCTTAAATGGTATTACATACAGAGCATTCGATTATCCTGGCGTTGGTACTGCAGGCAAAACAAAATGTGAAAGAGACCTCAAACTCATTCTCCTTAGTGCTATTTCTGACCTTCAAACTGGTGGCACCAATAGTACAATTGAAGCAATCGAGTTATACTTAACTGCAAATC